TCATCATCTTGCGAAAACCAGAGATCAAAGTTCTCAAAATCAGAGCTTAAGTCAGTTCCGAATACAAATTGAGATGCACGACCTGTGTAGATGTTATCAAGACCATTCAATCCGTTAACTTTAACAATTCTCATGTTTGTTCCTGGAAGGATCATCTCATTCAAGTCACCAATATTTGCTGGATTATAATGGAATAAGTTATCATCAACCAAGTTCTTAGTTAAGAAATTAAAGTTCTCACGACCAGTGAAACAGATAAAGTCATTAGCCTCAGCAACATTTGCTGGAGTATTAACGAAACACTCATAGAAAACATCAAATGCATTGGATGCAGAGATGGTTGCTGTTGATGATGTGTTTAAGTTTACACAACCATTTGCAACAGTTAAGAACTGACGGAACCCATTCATCTTAGCCAAGTTACCTGATCCAGTAGCTTTGTTACCTTTCCAGATTAATTTGTCTAATTCAAATGAATGTAATTGTAATAAGTAGCTGATGATTTGAGCTTCAAATGGAAGAGTCTTATCTTCAGCAGATGCTCCTGGACGTAAACCTAATTGAGTCCAAAAACCATCAAGATCTTTTTGACAGAAAGATTTCATATAACCAAGAGTCTCAACTGCAATTGCACGATCAGTGAATACAGTATCTCCATCTGGAGTCATTGTACAATCACCATCTTGGTAAACAATTGAATCATCCATCAATTTCAATTCTTGAGACCCTTTGATTCCTTGTTGAATTGATACATATTGTAATGTGCGAGCTTCAGTAACTGACTTAACAATTAAATCCTCTCTTTGCTCATCAACATAAGCTGCAAGACCAGATACATCCCAGTCGAATTTTGTGCGTAGATATTTTTTTAACGACATTTTATTTATACTTTAGAATTTTTCAAAAACATTTGTCTGGCTGTCAAGTTGCCAACTTTGCTGAATTTCTCAGCCTCTTTGGTTTGTACTGATGGTTGAGCTTTGAAAGTCTCGAAATCACTTTTCAATGAACTCAACTCATTAACCAATGTTGTATTATTCTCTGCAATAGCTTTGGTCATTTCTGCTAAGCCTTCGACAGCTTTTGAGAATGATTCTAACTTTGCATTTATAATTGATTCAACTTTATCTGCACTCATTGCCTCAGCAACTGGCATTGTAGTCTCTTCATTTATCTTAGCTATCACAGCAGATGCTACATCATAAGCAACTCCCATCTCAAGTCCTAATCTTTCAGCAATCACCTCGGTGATATCTTCCAACACTTGTGGTAACATCTCAGCAGATATCGCTTGAAAGTCAGAGCTTGTCTCTTCGACAGCAACCTCTCCCTCTCCTTCATTCTCTCTCTCATCAATAACCTCAGTGATTATTCCTTCAGCATCAACGACAATTGAAACGCCAGCAAGATCACCACTCAATGAATGTGTTCCCTCTGGAGCTGGTATTCTTTCACCATCAGCAACAACAAAAACTGGCATACCAACCTCAAGAGCATCATACTCTATCACTGTAACACCATCAGTCAATGTTGCTTGTTCAAATGTCTCAACTGACTTTGAGAATTGTGCTTTCATTTCAGCAATCAATTCCTTAATCGTTTGCAATTCTTTGTTCATACTTATTATATTTTATTGTTCGAAAATCCCTAATTCTTTCAGCTTAGCCTCTGACCATCTCTTTGCAGCAAGACCACCCCATAATAAATATGAGATAGTTCCACAAGCTGAATTATCATCTGGATTGTAATATTCCTCTGCTCTTGATAAATAAGAATACATTCTTTTAATCACAGCAACAGATACTGTCTGACGATTTGCCAAAGTTGTTGCTCTTAATCTGCCAACCCTTGTGGCACATTTATTACCATACTTTTCATTTAGCTCAATCCCTTTCTTTGCGTTATTGGTAACAGCTTCAGGATAGTCATTGTAAAATGTAATGTATTCCTGGACCTTCTTAAGCTCTTGATATATTGTTGAGAATTCATGCTCCCAACCTTTGCCAGTCTCAAGCAATTGGAATACTCCCTCAATTGAGAATCCAGTGAACATGCCAGCCTTAGCAGCATCATAAACATCCTTATTTGTTACCTTATAGCTCACAATCCAAGAGCCATCATTCTCATCCTTGAATCTTTTTGGAGCTGTGAATCCTTTCTTCTCATCAATGATGTAGCTCATGATCATATATATACCATCAACCACTCTCTTGCTATCATGCTCAAGATTGACATTATTAAAGTTCTCTCTTCTTGCATAATCAAAGACGATGTCCTTTATTGCAGCTGGTGAAAAGTTCACATAATATTCCTCACCACTTCCAGGATCTCTTCTAAATATGGGAGTATTCGCAGATATTGCAACTCCAGTGATGACTTGCTCCTCATCATTGAATTGATAAGCAACCTTGGTTGAAAATGTTTCAAATGATTTCTCATGTGCTGGATTAGCCACAAGGCTGTTGAATGATACTGTTGTTTCTGGATCATCCAAATCAATTACAATATCATAAAGTGGTAAGTCTCTAAGCATATAAATAATATGTAAATTTGTTCGAAATGAAATTTGTTTATCCATATCACCACAAGTCCAGCTCTGACTTTGAAATAAACCTATCTATTGCAATGGTCCTCAAAGTTTATCCTGATGCTGAGATATGGACAGTTGGCAGAGCTGTGCCAGCAGTCAATAATATTCCATGCACTCAACACAATAATATCAGAGGATGTGATGTGACCAATAGAATTATAACTTTTGCCAAGCAAGTTCCTGGTGATTTTATCTATATGAATAAAGACTTCTTTATCACTAAATCATGGCAGTCTCATGTGGCCATTAATATGAGCTCAATGATTGTTAATCCAGAACATCCACCACATACTCAGATTGCTCAAACAAATACCTTGGAATTCCTCAAGCATAACAATTTTACAGCTTATAATTTTGAAACCCACACGCCAGTGATGATGAACAGCCAGAAGCTGATTGATCTATTTGACAATATCAACTGGCAGAATGACAATCATTTCATCAAGTCAATCTATTGTAATGTGTATAAAGTCCCATCAAAGGAAGGATTCAATTGTAAGGTATCAACTCCATCCATTGCCAAGGCTCAAGAGTTTATTACACTCCAGGGATGTTTCTCAACTGGTGATCAGTTCTGGAACAAGCCTTGTGTTGAATGGATTAAAAGCTTGACTTAGCCTCTTGCAATTGTACTTTATTTTGAGTCCCTGTGATATCAGATTCCAATACCACTACCTTGGCAGTTGGTACTTGTGCCTGTTGACCTTGAGTTAATTGTGCCAAGTCAGTTGTTTGAGCATTGGTATTGGCAGTGAATGAACTTGATGCAGCTCCAGCTGTACCACCACCACCACCAGTACCTAATTGTGGAGGAGTTGGTGCAGATCCAGCTTGATATTTCTGATTCATTACTGCTAATGCTTGAGTAATACCTATTAATGAAGCTGATGCAATCGCAGCAATACCAGCTGGAGATGGCGGAGGACCAAATTGAGCAATACCTTTTACAATTGCACTAGCTGTATCAATAGCAATCTGAGCTAATTTAATGGCCTTATCTCTATTGAATTGAGCTTTTTTAATCTTCTCCTCTTCATTATAAGCATTGAGTTGAATCTGATATTTTTGCTCTGCAAATTTCTTCTCAATCTCAGTTTTCTGATCAGCTGTCAATCCTTCTTGACTTAACTGAGCTTTAAGATTTGCATCAAGATTTGACAAGTCAGCTTCTCTATTGGATGCAATTCTGTTAAGTCTTGCTTGATCAATCTCATTGACAAAGGCATTAATCTTTTTAAGTTCATCCAAACCTTTCTGAGCTCCCTCAATTGCAGCTGTTACACCCTTAAGAGATTCTTCTCTTGCTTTAATTTCATTAGCCTTAGCTTGATCAGCATATTTCTTATCAAGATCAGCACGTTTCTTTTTATATTGCTCATCCAATTTTAAACCAGCTTGATAGAATTCCTCCTCATCAATAGCATCAGCTTTGAACGCTGCCAAGTTGATTGCCTCTTGAGCCTTGTACCACTCATCAAGATCAAGCAATTCATTCTGTTGCTCAGAGTTAATGAATCTTTGAAACTTATTTCTAAGATCTTTTTTCTTAGCTTCTTGCTCTGCAATCTTATCAAGCTCGATCTGGTTGTACTTATTGACTATTGCGAGCCTATCTGTCTGCTCTTGTATTCTTAATTGATATTCAAGTTGGGCATTACCATGAGCCATCTCATATCTCTTATCATAAGACATTGAAAGCTCAAATAATTCCTTCTCTTTACCTTCCTTCATCAAATCAAGACTCAATTGAAATTGATCATCTTCTGCCTTAATTCTATCTTCATTCGCTTTCTTAGCAAGTTCAGCCAATCTATCAGCCTCTTCCTTAGCAGCCTTAAGCTTATCATCTTTGGCTTTCTTGATTCTATCCATTGCTTTCTTGTGAGATTCATTGGCTGCATCAGATCGTCTCTTCTCTTCCTCAATTTCCAAGATGGTTAAATCTTGAGCATTCTTTTTATTGTTTTTATATTGCTCATTGGCATTTTTCTTGGTATCCTTTAATGACTTCTCAAGCTTCTTAGCTCTATCACTATCAGCATCACCAGTTGCTTTGAGCAATCTAATCTCATCCTCATAAGCTTTAATTTTTTCTTTCTGCATTTGAAGAATTGCCCGACCAGATTTTAAAGCTGCTCTAAGTTTTTTCTCCTCCATCTCCTCAGTATTCTTTCCAGCTGCCTGAGCTTTGCGAATCTCAAAGGATAAGTTTTCATCCACAGCTTGAGCTTTCTTTTTCTCAGCTGCAATCTTCTTGTTCATCTCCTTTTCAGTTGCATCAGTCTTGGCCTTGGCATTGGCTTTCATCTTAGCAGTGTTCTGATCATCAATGACACCGAAATATTCAAGAGCTTTAACAATGCCATATATAACTCCAATTAATGGGAACATTATTGCAATGGCAACCTTAACTGCTGGTCCTAACTTATCAAATGAATTATAAGCTTTTCGAACTGCAGCAGAAACCTTGTCAAAATTTGCAATCAATAATCCAACAGCAACCACAATGGCTCCAATACCAGTTGCAATCAATGCTAATCTAAACAACTTCATTGCTGTTGTTGATGCTGTTGTCGCTGTTGCAAGTCCAACATTGGCACCAGCTTGAGCTGTGGTTGCCGCTGTATTGGCTAATGTCGGAGCAATAGATCCTGTTAATATAAAATTCTTAGCTTTCTCAAGACCATTCAATATAGTTGTTGATATGATATTCTTTTGCCGTAACTGCTCTTGAATTATCATAACTGATGAAACAACCCCTTGCACAGCTTGGAGCCTAACCATTGTCTCTGTTAATTTTTCATTCTCAACACCAGTCAATGCTACCGCTGATTGTATTCCTTGGAATACACCAGCACCAAGCTCAACAGCACCAACTAATTTCTGAGACATTGTTGATGCAGCTTGATCAACAACTAAATCTGTAGCAATTTGAGTCTTTCGATAATTAGCAACAGTTGCTAATAAATCTTTATATTCTTGACTTGCTTGTTGACCAGCAAGAGCAAGCTCATATAATCTATCCTCAGCCTCTCCCATTCTCGCAGTAAGTGGTTGTAATTCACCATATACTTGCTCAAATGTTTTATTTACATCTTTGGTTGATTGATTAACTTGATCTGTTGAATTATTCAAGTCATTGACAGCCGCATCCATAGCTTGGATGTCATTAACACTATTTCCAGTGTTGACCTTGAGGGAAAATACAACTGATTTCTCTGCCATTAGTTAAAAGGTGGAAATGGTGAAGGCTTCGGAATATATGGACTCAAAGGAATATCTAATAAATAAGCGTATTCAGTTGGAGCTATATCAACTTCATCTTGTTCACTTAAAAATAAAAAATATACATCATTAATATCTTGAACAAAATTAAAAAATGTGTCTGCGTCAAAGAATACTCCCTGTAGTTCTTCTGCTGTTTGGTTTGTTACTATTCGTCCTTCCATTATACTTGTCTACTTAAAGTTGTTTGAAATGCTTGTACTGCTGTGTAAAAGTTAGCCGCTTCCGTATCTGTTAATCCGTCTCCTATTGAACTAAATGCTATTTGATTACTAAAATAATTCGGGTTATTCCTTGATTTACCTAAATAAATACTACTTGTATTTAAAGCTGTTGAGGCAGTCGTAGAATTAAATATTTGTGTAGTGTTTACCCTATATTTTCTAACATTAGATGCTGTTCTTGTAGCTAAATGCAACCCCCTTATATCATAAGTAACATTTGCAAATATGCTTGTATTATCGTTTATTCTAACTGAATACAATGTATTGCTTTGCTTTGGCCAAATATATAACCCATTATCATAATTACTAGCATTTTCACTACTTAATATAGGCCCAGGTGAGTCTATATTATTTCTAATATATCCTGATATGTGAGTTGAATTTAGAGATAAAATAGAATTCGGTATTAATGATGTGTCTGCATAAGTAACCAAAGGTGTCATTCCATTTGCTGAATGTGTCCATCCAGTTGCAAAAGTCAATCTAAATGCAGCATCTAAATCTCTTGGGTCTTTCAAGTTAAATTTATGACTTGCTGCTGTTCCACCTACAATTGGATAAATAGCTTTGAACTTAGTCCAAATGTTATAACCTTTTAAGTCAACTACCAAAGTATTAATAGCACTTTGTTGTGTAGGGTCTGTTATTGCAGCCGCTGTTATGAATGCTTGTGCATCGGGGTCAAATCCTCCACCTGATGCTGATCTGGCTAAGATGCCATGTGTTGCTAAAAACATACTATTGCCGTAACCAATCATAATACCAAACAAACAGATCCAGATGTCAATGTGACACCACTAAACTTTGCACCATTAATTGCTCTGATGATTGCACCAGCTTTTACCGCTGTGCCAGTTGCCGCAATGTAAGTTGACTTAACATCAGATCCAGCAACTTTGATTGAGCTGAATACTGTATCTTCCAAGACCATAATCGCATCATGGTTAACTGTTTTCTCAACAGTGTTATTAACTATAAAAGTTCCTTGTTGTGCTGTTAGCACGCTGTTAGCTATTGCCATTTTTATTTATTTTAAGTTGTTATATCACCTGATAGATACCACTCATCAGAGGCTCTCTTGATTAAAGTTGCCAATGAATATTGTGCTGATAATTTTGTCTTACCTCCAGAGCTTCTCAAAGTCACTCCAGTATCTGGCACAACAGTAACTTGACCAGCTCCATATTGAGCAATCAATATCTGAGATCCAATTGGGAAAGCTTGAGCTGCATTGGTTGGAATTGTTAAGTTGACTGCTCCAGCTGTATTCATTTCAATCATCTTGCAATTATCATCAAGGACCAATGTATATGCAACTGCTTTCGTCTCAATTGTAATATCAATCACAACAGCTCCTCTTCCATGTGGAGTGAGTTCTATATTTCCATTTGGACCATCATAGATTCTGATTACTCCTTGATTAGCTGCTCCTTGATTGGTAGTCAGAATCAAATCTCCTGTGCCATTTGTTGCAATGGTTGCATCTGTATTTGAATCACCAATCCTCACAGCATCTGCATTCAATAGAATATCTCCTGTGCCATTCGGCTCAATTGTAATATTACCATTGGATGTACTCACAATGCTGTTGCCATTGACATCTAAGTTACCACCAAGTTGTGGAGTAGTATCAAGGCTCAACTCATTAATCTCTGATCCAGTGACTTTCCTTGAGATGTATGTTGCACCACTTACTTGAGCTATCTCAATTAAATCTGTGCTTGCAATCTTAGCACTCTTGGATGTTATATCTTGTATATATATTCCCATGTTATGGATTTACGAATCTTACTTGACCATCATCTGTAATTCTTGCATCATCATCAGATGTATATCTTGCAAGTGGATCAGTGAATGGATCATAAGGTGGAGTTACTATTGTTGATTGAATACCCTCTCCTTCTATTATGCGAATCAGTTCGACAGTTGTTGGTACATTCTTACCACTTTGATAATCATTAATCTTAAGCAATCGATACACAACACCATCAATGTTGATTAAGTTCCTAAAATCAAGACTATTGATATCAGAAGGCCTCAACATAATTGAGCATGAGACTTGCTTACCGAATCTTGAGATTAATTCCTTAATGAACTTCTCATGATACAGATATAAGTTGTTGGTTGTGTATGTTGTTGTATTCCAGAATACATAATCAGGAACGCCAAAATTAAAATCAAATGTCGGAGAGTCCAAGCTGTTGAGATGACCAACATAAGGATAGTCAGTCTCTGCATGATCTGTACCAGCCTCATCTCTATGAGTCCATGCTCCAGTTCTTAATCCACCCAACTGCACAATAAATGGCTTGCCTTTTTTCTTTTCAATCAAGCTTGTGCCATCCTCATTGAATTTTACTTGGAATGACCTTGGTACAATTAAATCAGTATATGCTCCTGGTGATGTCTCTGGAATTCTTGCAAGTAACTTCTGAGAAAATGGTAATTTAAAGTTAGTATCATTAACTGAAAATTGACTTTGGCTTTGAATTAAGAATGAGCCATATTGCTCCTGGACATCATCAAGATATCTTGTATTCCAGTAATCATCATCTTGCTCAAAATTAAACTTGTAATTCTTTGAACTAAAATTAATGGTTGGCTCAATCTTAATCTCTGAGCTTCGATCTAATTTATCACTCCAATCAATAGCATCACCACTTGCATTATAGAAATCAGCCAATGGCTCAATTTCAATTATTGTTGGATCAGCAATGGATGGCTTGACATACAAGTTAAATGCTGTAAGTAATCCCTTGAAAAACTGATCACAAGTCATATCTGGAAGGAATGCATCCAAGAATACTGTGCCTCCAGATGATAGAGTTTGTGGTTGTTTTAAAATGTCAAGATTTACTGTGTTGCTTTGTATCTGGAATGATGTTGTTGCTGATGTAATAAAGTTCCTTTGAATTGAAATGCTGTTAATAAATAAACCAATCTTTATTGTAACAGAATCATTCACTAATAAATTTAACTGCCTTTGATAATCAAATGAAAATGTTAAGCTTGTTGTTGTTGATGATATTGTACCATTGTAAAGAAGATCTTGAGCTATTGGAATATTATTTTTGTATATAAATATTACAACCCTATAATCACCTTTTATATTATAAACTCCAGAACCATTACCACTAATACTGATATTGAAATCATGATCTCCATAATATTTTAAATTAAACAAGCCTTTACTTGCTGATACAAATTTCAATGGATCAGTTGTCTGAGCTTGACTCAAATTATCTTGAATAACTGTACAATCATAATTATCAGCAAATGATTTTAATGGAGTATTAATAAAACCACTTGGTATATCTGGATCAACAAAAGTTATGTAAGATCCATTAAATATATTCCCTCCAGTATTATTGTCTTCAGTTGTGAATAATGAATCAGCATCACTCTGAGCCTGTGTAATGGTTGGTAAATCCCCACCTGGATATGCAAGCAATAGCTTCTTAAATAATTGACTCTCAATAAAATTAGAATCCCAACTGATGCCACAATAATTAAAAGCCTTCTCAAGTATCTCATAGCAGAATACTTGTGGTGGAATATGCTCAACTCCAAAGGTGGATGCTGATGGACGTGTGAACCCGTAATCAATCAAGCCGTAGTAATAACCTCTACCAGTCCACCCCTGTGAGTCTTGGTTGCTGGATGGACTTCCATTCAATTGGATAGTTCCATTCCATGTATCTTGTTGGTTGGCATAAGTCAGAGTATGATTATATTCTGAAAAGCCAAGCTCATTAACTTTAATTTTTGCAAGCCTTGAGATATAGTCAATGGTATCACTTACCAAAGTTATCTCAAATGACCAGATGCCATTCATTAATTTACAGCTCATCAACTGAGCAACACCATTGAACTCAAGCAATCCGTTCTGATAGTATTGTGCCTCTGCCTTGATGCTTGGATCAAAGTCAACAAAATCTGAATCAATTGTACTGATGCTATCTGTCGCACTCAATGTATAAACACTCAGCATTAATGATGTGTTGTTTCTTGTGCCAGGTAAGGTGATAGTCTTAGAATTATTTCCTTTTCTTGCATTCAAGTCTTTAATATCACTGATATTGAATGTCAATGGAAATGGAGCATCTTGATCTATGTCAACCAACCTCCCATTTATGAATAACTCTCCAGCCATTAGTTAAGTTGTGATCTATAAGTGAATGTTCTTTCAATGCTTACTGTCTCTTGAATCAAGCCATCTCTTCTCCTATTCTTAAGAGTATATGATGAGTTTGTTACCTTTACTGGCTCAAATGCTGTGCCATTGTCCCTCTCAAGATAAACAAGTGGTGAGTCATATAATGAGTTAACCAACCATTGCTGAACGTCTTGATTAATCCAGTCCGAATTCAAAACCAATTGCTCTGACTTAGTCTTGGCAAAGTCTATCTTCTGACCAGCATAAAGTGGATATGTGTAACTTGTACCATCCCAGACTCCTGGATCACGTTGATACCCGAATGATTGAACAGTTGCTGATTCAGTTGATACCAATCCAAAAGTGAATGAATCAAAGGAGCCAAGCTTATTCAACCAATGCAATCTGTAAGTATCATATCTCTTGCAATCACTATCAAGATATATCTTAAATGATTCTGTTGCTTGATCAGTCAATTCAACTTGGACAATGTAATAATAGCAGTCATCAAAATCAGCCGCAACTAATGATGTATTATCAATTAATACTTGAGGACCAACATTAATGATATTGAATTCTGTTGATGTTAAAGTTAAGCTTGCATAAGTAGTGTTATTGTTGTTGATATCGAATATGTTAACAATTAATGTAGCAACCTCAAGACCAGTCTGCTCAAAATATCCAAGAAAGAAATTCTCATCCAATCCACACAATGCTCTTTTATTCCTTGGAAAGTAAGTCAGAAACAATGAGGATCCTGTCAGTTGTGGATCATAATCAGAATAATCCCATGAAACAAAATCAGAGTATTCAATTGATCCATTAAATGCCTTAACTGTTGAGCTGGTATCACTGGCTTGAATGCTTGGAGTTGCTCCATACTTCTCATATACAATGATGTAATATTCAACCATAGAATCAGTGGCATCATACTCAATATCAGTTGTGATTCTGATGTTGCTCAATGTACTCTGCACAGCCTCAGATACATCAATGCGACCAAGTGTATTGAATTGTCTGAATACCTCTTGAGTGATTCTCAGTAAGCCATCAATGTAAACCTCAACCACAAAGGAGAAATTAACTTGAGCAGTCTGATTACTGCTAAACGTGAACACCAATGGATTACCAGCTGGTGAAATCAATTGAGGCTCATCATATATTATTACTGCCATTTCTTGTAAAATTTATTTCAAACATTAATCCAGTCAACTCAGCCAAGTCATTACCAATCTTCTCAAGTACCTCATCAGTAACTACATTATCAGTGATCCTCTTTGGTCTCAACCCTCGCTGCTTGATGTTATAACTTACAGCATAAGCATGATCCATATCAAATCCTTTCCACTCACTGATTGCCTTAGCCATATTATGACTGACTCCAGGATATCTGAATGAGAATTGACTGCCATAGTTATTGGTGCCAACAGCGTTGACTCCCTCATCAACAAATGGATAATAATCTTCTGCCTCTAATCTGAATGATAGTGTACCAGTTGGTAGTGGAATAATTGAGGCTGCCAATGCTCCAGTGTTCTGAGCTACCTTCTTTGTGTAATCTCTGAACTCAGTTGCAAGTCTTGTTGATAACTCAGTTATAAATTTATCATAAACACTCTGAGGCTTCTCAGCTTCCTGAGTAGTGATACCAAAGTCCTCAAGAAAATCAAAGTCTGCCATTACTTAATATGCGTTTATGTTCGTTCTCATCCACTATTCTAAAATAGTTCATCCAGAACAATGTTGTCACATAAGGCTGTTGTGTAACCTTTGCCACACTGACTCCCATTTCTTTGGATAATCTATGGATGATAGTGGTCCAATTAAACCACTCTGAATCTTTAAGTCCTGCTCCATCATCATCATTTCCATCCTCTGCCTCGCCATCTGTATCCCTAATATAGCGAGCCTCCGCTTCTCCGATAAGTCTAAAAAAAAACTGAAAAAGTTCAAAAACTCATCCCCTGGAAAGTGTTCTAAAAACTCCTTATATCTATGATCATTAGGATTTAGCACTCTTCCTCTGTCATCTTCCTGACAATACTCCATGCCCTTCTCAACATACATAATTGCCAATGCTTGACATGGATCTTGGCTGATATCTTCAATCAATTTCAAATCAATAATCTGACCAGTTGAGACATGAGCAAAGTTTTTCTCAAGTTGATACATCTTACCATTAACCTCAATCTCTGACTTTGGATCCTGGTATTGATAACTTACCAATAACTGGAGCAGATGATTGGCCGCACCTTGAATGCTTTCAATATCAGCTCGCTTGATCTTGTTAATTGACTCACCACTAAATAAACTCAGCAACTGACATTGGAATATTAACAATTGAGTGATGTCATCTTTCTGCTCCTTCATTGCCTCTGCCATCATTAACCATCTGGTCATCTGTACTGGGGTGCAGTTAGCTAATGTAGTTGGTAATTTTATATCAAGTTGCTTCATACTCTTAACGCCATATATCTGCCTCGGTTAGTGAATTCCTTTCTGCTATGCCAAGCCAATGCTGTTGAGATGACACCATCATCATGTAGGCCTGATGGAGCTGAGTAAGTCACGTTCCTTGTGTTTGGATTGTAAATATAGGAAAAATTATCCAACTCATCTATCAACCATTGATCATTAACAATTGAGATTGATTGCTGCTCAAATGCAACAGCCAAGTCCTCAATTATGATCGGCTTTGTTTTGGAGCTTGTTACAAATGGATGGATTAGATTCTTGCACCTTGACTGGAGCATCTCATAGAACACATCACCTTGATTATTAACTTCCACCAATGTAGTGGCATTGTATTGCTTT